CCTTGACTGTATCATCAGTCATTATTTCTAATTGTTTATTTATTTTCTTTAGCTCACATACTATTTCTTCTAATAGTGCTGTTTGCTCTATCTTTTTTGAATCTGCTAAATTAAGATTTACTGTTTCATCCCCATCACTATCTACATTAATTACTCTATGAGCAGCAGCTGGCCAATGAACAGTATCTTGTTTTACCCCGTTAAGCTGTGTTGCCGTCGGTGATGTATTTGCTGTCATTTATATATGCCTCGAAATTCTTTTTGAACATTTTATTCTTATCATCATCATTATTATTATCTTTTGGATTTGACTGAGCTTCACCTTTATCTTGATCACCAAAACTACCAAACATAGAAGGTTTTTCCTGGGGCTTATCTCCCCATTCAACCACATCACGGCCCTTCTTTTTTCTATACTCATTAATCGTTAATGTATTATGATCCAGCTCTTGCATATCCTGTTCAAATTCAATTTTCTCTAAGGCATGATCTTTTGGGAAAAATCTGAATACTAATCCGTGATCAGCTCTGCCCAAAATCTCAGAAATAGATTTTCTTGTGTGCACTTGTTCTAATCTCTGCATATATGGCTTTAATGCATTTCTTACTGTCACACGTTCTTGGCCCTCAGTTGTGGCCTTGTTTGAATCTTCAAAAAATCCAGCTTCTTCAGGACTAACACCGAAAGAACCAAATACAATCTTGAAATACCATTTCTGGCCGTTAAGCCATTCTAAATCCCGGTTATTGCTTGCAAGCTTATGAATATTATCAAAGGCCCAATTAATAAATCCTACTTGATGAGGTTTACCCTTATATTGGTTGTTCCATGTCCTTTTTAGAATTCTAAGTTGTTCTTTTGGTAATTTTGGTAAACTTATCAATATATCCGGAATTGCATTATTCAAATAAAGATCTTTATTATATCGAGTTCCCTGAACTAACAATTCTAAAACCTGCTGTATTGACTGCATTGGAGAAAAACCATAAACATCATATGACCTTGGGTTAAGAATAACATATTCAATTTCATCAACTTCAAACCGTGTAGGATTCTGTCGTGGATGTTTGAATGAGTATTGCCAAAAACTTAATAGATTTTTATGAATATCAACCTGTTTTAGCATGGTTGAGCCATCAACAGCCTTAACTCCTCTAAGTTGTCTTTGACCTAATTCTTTCAATACGAGACCAGTTTCAAAACTTACAACCTGACCCCATGCATTGTAAACCGGTATATCACCAATCACATATGAATCAACTGTATAAATATAATTCAGGCAGCCTGCATCAATCTCAGCAATATCAGTAATAAGCTCAGAATTAACATCATTAACTGTTTGCTTGTTCACATTCATATTTAAAAAGAAATCTGTAACAATTTTGATATCAACGGTTCGATCTGTTGCATCATCCTCATCTTCAGGAAGAATTTCCCATGGTATAGTCGTGATTTGTTTCTTAAAAGTTGTGATAACCATCTGTGCCCATGGAGATTGAGCTAAGTTTCGTAATTTCCGAGTATCTACCTGTCTTGGTTGACCTAATCTAGCAGAGAAGAACCAATTAGGATATATCGCTTCACGATCATTTGGATCCTGTTGAGTAGAATAAGTTGTATTTGTGTAGCCTACCTCATCGTTTGTTAGAGGTGATCCTGGAAGAACTTGTTTAGAAAGTTGTCCAATATTTTGTATAATAGATCTCATGAAAGCCATTTTATTATCCATATGTTATTCTATATTTAAATACCACTTAAATTTAACGAGAATGACCGGAATCGAACCGATGTGCATCGATTACAACATTAAGGAGGTGAAACCAATGAAGACTTTTGATACTGAGGATATATCAAATCCTCGTGTAGCGACCTTGCTACCATTCCCAAATAAAAAATTAACCCTTGAAAGGGTTATCAAAAATTGGTTTTTCATATAGATGTGTTCTAATCATCCGATTGCATATCTTCTCAGCCATCTTCTTATCTGTTGCAAGAAGCTTCTGATAATCCAAGAAAGGCAAGTTTTTCTTTGCACTCTCAGTATATGCCTCAGGTGAATCTTCTATTGCTTTAGCAGCTGACTTTGTGGCCTTCTCAAGACAAGTTTTATGTATTGTCTCAATGATATAAAGAATCTTCTCTTTTTGTAGTTTCTCGCATTTTTCCTCAAATGCTCGAAGATCCTTTTCAAACTCTTTGGCCTGGCCAATACTATTCTTATTTGCCGCTATTTGTTGCTTCAATTGAATTTCCTGGTTTTCCATCTTATAGATTTCACTTCTGACATGATCCAATCCATTCAATATATCTTTCGTTGACAGCTTATTCTCAACCTGCTCAACTGTTTCCTTAATCTTCTCTCCGTCCCATACAAATGTTCGTTTCATTGTTTCTACCCTCACTCTTGTATTTTATCAATCCTAACTACTTCTCTTGTAATTGGCTTTCCTGATTTGATCTGTTCCTTTATCTCATATCCAATTCGGTATTCTGCTGATAATGCCCGTTGAATAGTTGATCCATCATGCATCTTGACTTCAGCTGAATGTATGAACATCTGCTTATTTCCTTTATCATCTGTGATATAGACACCGAAAGCGATCTCGTATTCATCATTATTGATCTTTCTACCTTGCAAATTGGATATATGCATCTGTGGTGCAAATGTTTTCCACATGCCCCGGATCTTGATATGTTCTGCCGATGACATCTTTTTTATCGATTCTAACCGTTTCTTCATTCTTACAGATGACTCAAGTAATACTTCCATTGTGGCCAGGTCGTGAAGCTGCAGCAATTTTTCTTTAATAACTGTAGACATATTGGTCACTGTTGTCTTGATATCTGACTCTTGTATTCCTTTTGGTAGTTTCTTTTGTTCTGGTGGCAATGGAATAGGTTCAGGTAAATATCTTGTTTTGCCTTTCTCTTCTTCTAAGCTTTTCCTTAAAGCTGCTATTTCCTCATCCTTCTCTTTTTTCTCTGCTTCATGCATTGTAAATATACCTTCTTTATTTTCTTCATCCTCAGCTGCAGCTGCTACATCTCCAGGTGGTGTTATTTCTTTTTCATTCAATTCGACTTTTTCTTTCTTCATTTTATCCTCCTTTGAATCGGTATAATGTTTTCCATCCCGATCTTAATTTCTTTCCCCATATTATCTTCAATTCGATCTCATCTCTTTTTGCAAGCTGCTTAAGACACCTTAATACACTGGTCTTAGATGTTTCAGTCAATTCCATTACTTGCTGATATGACAAGTATTTGGGATAATGTTCACTCAGTATATTCGATATCTGTATCTGTCCTACCATCCTTATTGATTACCTGTTTCTTTTTTGATTTGAATCGCTTGTCTTTCTCTTCTGGATCCTTTGATACCTTATTGTAGGTTTTCATTTTCAAATTGCTCCAATTTATCAATTAGTTCTTTTAATAAATCTATCTCAAGATATAATCGATCTAACTGGTTAGTGCTCAATTCAGCTCGAAATGCTACATAACCATTAAAAACATTTCCATGACGAGCCTTTAAATTAACAAATTCTAATTCCTTTTCCTTAAGTAATGGCTCTATTACATATTTAATAAATTTATTGTCTTCTACCATGCTATATCCACCTCAAATCCTCCTGAACTATCACCATCATCTGCAACTGTAGCCCTTGGTTTACCTAATCCAAACACCATACGCTGCATCATTGCGTCACTGAAATCACAGGATCTTCCAATTGTTTCCTTAATCTCTTCTTTACTGATAATCTGGAACTTCTTCTCATTATCCTCGACATCCTTTCGTCTTATCGCTTCAAGCTCCTCTATAATCCAATTTCTGATCTCGGGATCTATATCAGAGTAACATCCAATAATACCATCATTTATATAATCAGCCAATCGGTCATAACATTGAGCACGTAAGTTTTTATATGAAAACCGTTCTGTATCTTGTTGTCTATATTTCTTTTCATCATCCCATTCTTCTATAGGTCTACCTGCATTGACAAACGCATATACTCCTGGAAGATGATCAACAACTCCACCACCCACACCATCTTGATCCACCACAACATTTTGTCTTGGCATATGATACTGCTCGCATGCATGCTTAATCTTATCTTCTATAAAATCAGTTGATGATTTATTATAATAGTAAACTTTCCTTATGAAATACCCTTGCCATAGAACAAACACTGCTTTATCCCTTCCAAACCGGGCCACATCTACTGTCAGATAAAACTCGTCTTCTGGATCAGCCTTTTGATTCCGTGTAAATATTTCAACAATCCTTTCATATTGCATCATAGATGCATCATCATCCTCATATTCCCATAAGCCATATTTAAGTCGATCTCGCATTACCTTATCCTTTATGGTCGACAACAACTCACCATACTCTTTTGCTGTATATGGATTATCATTATAAAGAGATTGAATGAAACATGAGTTTTCATGTAATTCTCCAGCTTTCCATGGTCTATAGAAATCAAAGTATACCCAGTTCTTCTTAGGATTGCATGTCAAAAACATTTTAGGAAATAGATCAAATTCACTGTTCATATGCCGGCCTATACGGGATTTGAGCACATCAAAGGCTTTTCCTTTAATCTCCCCTACTTCTTCGAGCCAGCCGCTTGTATACTCCTCAGAACCAAATCTTTCATATAATGGATCCGCTGGCTTGTATGCAACGTCCATAAGGTCGATCCTAGAGCCGTTCCAGAATTCTATGTAATTGTATGTTGAATTCAATTTCCAACAAGAATTAGGTATCTTATGGAGCTTACAAACCTTCTTGAACGTTATATAGGTTGACTTCATAATTCGCTTTAGCTCATTTCTACCAAGAAACCATTTAGTACCAGGATATGCAATACAATTAATAAGGAGCCATTCACACCCAAGCCAGGACTTACCACCGCCTGCACCACCACCAAAAAGAATAAATCTAGTTGTCTTATCTTTCAACTTTTTCCAACATTCAGCTTGTTTATATGTTGGTCGTATCTTTATCACGAATTGCTCTTTTGTCAATTTTTGTTTTTCTAAATTTAATATAAAGTGTATTATCATCTAATACTTTAATATCACAATAATTAAATCCTGCAATTCTTATTTTAATTGCATTCCATAAAGAAAAAATTGGTCTAAAAATAACTGTAACTACTATAGGTTTTGCTTTTACCATCATACATCATCCTCTTTATCTTCTCTTTTCTCGTCGCTAGGTTCGACCATCATGACCTTAATACCTGCAGCTCCGAAATGCTCGACCTGCTGCTTCTCTTGATATCCTTTATGTGCCCCTCTTGTCTTCAAACCAAATATCACAGCTTGAGGGTTCTTCTCTTCTATAAGCCCTCTAAATGCATCCTCTATTACATCAACTTCCTGTTCTCTCATCTGTTCGATATATGCTGCAAATATTCCATCTTCTTCTTTTAGCCATTTATAATAATCATTTCTTGCCATTCTAAGGTCTTTACAAGTATTTGTCAAATGATAATTATTCTTAATTAGAACATTTATAAATTTATTTTGCTTCTTTCTCCTCTTAAGAAGCTCAATATCCACAGGTTGTGTGTTTTGTATCTTTTTGGCCATTTTCATTCATATCAAGTAGTAAAAAGTCGCCCAGGGCAACGTCGAAGTTGCTACCCTGAAGGTAACCGTTGTGCCTACTCCAAATTTGTCGACTTTCAGCACTCGTGACCCAGGCATCACTCATCTAATTCTAAAAATTGATAATCAAACTTTCCTTCTTTATGTGCTTCAACTGCTTGCCTTACAAACTTGGATCTGTTAATCCCTTTCTTCTTGAGATATCTAACTTGATCCTTCTCCATTGTGATTGCAACCATCTTCAATTTTGATTCAATTGCTAAAGCCATGATTTATATATAATATATAACTTATATATAAATCTTTCTTTTTACCAAAAAGTTATCAAAATATACAAAATGCCACTTTTGCCAGTAAACCACTATGTTTCTAAGTCATATACAATATACACTCTTTTAAAATATTATTTTTTATTTTTTTAAATAGTGATATTCTGCTCCAATTTAGGATATAGTCATTTAGTGGCAAAAGTGACACTAACCCAAATCCTTGGTTATACAGCCTCCTTTTGGTCACTTTTACCACTTTTTTTAGAAAGATTTATATATTACTTATGTTTTATAAAAAACACATAATAAAAAATGGTGATAATATGACAAATAACGGAAAAAACATTAGCATTTTCTTTGGTGGAATCACCAAAATAGTACCAGATGGAAGCGTTTCAACCCAAGAAATCATAGATCAAATCAAAAATCCAACCTATAAAATTCTTTGTAACAACATTAAAAACATAAAAGATGATGATTTAAAATCCCTAAAAAAGAAAAGAAATCAGATAAAAAAGAGCCTTGCCTATGTCACTCCTGCTGGAATATTTAGTGAAAGAAAGAAATCATGCATCCAAAAACAGTCGGGATTTTGCCCTATTGATATAGATTATATTGATATTACTAAATATCATGAACTTCTAAAAAAGGATCCATATATCCATGTAATGTTTATAAGCCCTTCAGGGGAAGGATTGAAATTATTTGTGAAGATACCATTGGGATTAGAAACCTATTCTAAACGAGTGATATCATTCTATGAGTATATAAATAAGAAATATAAAATAAACATTGAGTCTCTTGATAATTCGACTCATGATATCTCCCGGGCTTGCTATTTATCATATGATCCTAATATATATCATAATGAGAATTCTTTAGAATTCACAGATATATATGAAGATTCACAGATATTTAAAAAAGATTATACCAGGAGTGCCAAAGAATATAAGATAATAATTAGACTCCTTTTCGCAGGCCACTCTAAGAGCCACATATATGACCATATGAAGACATATTCCAAATGGAATGATGCTTCTGAAGCATATCGAGAACATACCTTTAAAAAGGCTTTAAAATATGTTGAAGAGACACTCAAGCTCACTACAGATGAAAAACGATCAATAATTCCTGAAATAGCTAGAAAATGTATGGATGATCACGCTATTGTTTCTATCCGCACTGATAAAAACACTGAGATGTGGATTTATAGAGATGGGATTTTTGTTCCTGATGCAAAAACATATATCGAAGAGTTTACAGGTAATATATTAGGAGATTTCTATGACACAATGATTGTGAATAAGATAATAGATTTTATTAAAAAAGACACATATATGTCGGCCCAAGCTTTCTTTGAAGATGAAGATCCACAATATATCTGTGTCCAGAATGGGATTTTAAATGTATT